TCATTTTGTACCGTCAGGGCCCGCAGTACCGTTTTTAAACAAGATTGGGCCCATTCCGTTAATGACTTTCAGACTGCCTTCTCGTGTTGGTCTGGTATAGTCGTTTGTCATGTCGATGTTTTTGTGGCCTAACCAGTGCATGACGGACATTTGAGGCAAACCGTCCTGAAGCGCTTGGGTTGCAAAATAGTGACGCAACATATGCGGACGAAGCTCAATTCCAGTTGCATCTTTAACACGCTGAAACAGATTTCGGTTGATGTTGCTCGGATGAACCGGCATCCCAGTTTTCTCATTCAAATATATGAATGTCTCGGGCCCAATCTCACGATGAGTACGTGTCAGGATGTTCTTTGCATACTGAAGGGAATAGTCAATGTAGTCAATAATTGGGCCTGTCACATAGTTTGTGCGATAGCTGCTAGGAGTTTTTAAGGGACCGCCTAATGGCTGCTGAGGCGTTCTGCCAACGTAATAAGTGATTTCATAGTATGGCTTGCCTTCGGTTGTTCCTCGTTTAAATGAACGAAATTGGAGGCCAGCGAGTTCTTCACGCCGCTCACCAAGAGTCAAAAGGTAGAGCATTGTAAGCTGATACTTATTCAAGAGCTTCTGGGCTGTGGCCATGAATTTCGCATAGTCTTCATCGGTAATGGAAACATCTTTAGGCGGCTTGGCACCATTAATGAGGATGCCTCTTAGCATGTTCTTACGGATAATATCGTTGTGCTCAGCATCGTTCATGATGATCTGCATGACTGAGTTAAGTGTACGCATCGTGGTTTGAGCCAACCCCGATTTGATCTTCTCATCAATAAACTGCTGATATTCTGATCTTGATATTTTGCTCATCGGGCGATTACCAAATCTGTCTTGTAGATGTTTTCTATAATATGTCTTTTTTTGAATAACTGTAGCTGGCCTCCAAACGCCGAGCTCCTCACGGTTCTTCACCAAGGCGGCAAAATAAGCATTCAAGGTAACACCTCGGTGAGTTAGAGGATTAATGCCACCCGTAAATAAAGATGCTTCAAATCGTTTTAATTCGCCTTCTGCATCGTGCCAATTTGTAAATCCAGACCTTGTGTATTCATCACGCTTTCCTACACTATTTTTAAATCCACGACGAATACCATATCGAGTCCCGCGTCGTGTTTCATACCTATAAACATTAGGATGGTGAGGAACTTCTTTCCATTTACGCACAGCGTCCATATCCTTTCTATGTGTAGTTTTTTGGTTAAAATTCAAACGTATGTTCGTTCTGGCATTAAAATAAAAGCCCTAGGTAAGGGCGTTTTAATTGACCTATTTAACAGTTGGTAAGTCATTGCGTTGCCAATATTTCGTGGCAAAGGCAGGAACATTTCCATCCGAGAAGCCTTTCAAATTCAATTCGTTTAGTTTTGATCCTTCTAAGTCCGCTGTCATGGCTTTTAGCTGACGTGTGTTACCTCCAGTGTTTTCATATGGATAAGTAACCATAACAGCTATATTTGCAAAGCTGTTACCCTTGGATTTTTTAAATGCCTTCCAAACTGACGCGATGTCAGCATGCATCGTTTTGACTGCATATTTGTCGTCCACGCCACTGTCTTCTTTAACCGTTACGATAACGGTTTTTGATTTGGGGTCATCATAAACACCGCCTACTTCAGCGACTTTCAAATCAGGCTCATAGTGCTTCAGCATCGCTTTTACCGATTTATCACTGTTCAATTTATATATTTTTGTAGACGGAGCAGCGGGCTCAGAAAACAAGTAACTAGTACAGCTGATTGCACCCTTTGCTAGAATTAAGATTGCCACTATAAGAAGCCAAAATTTCCAGCTTTTCCAAAAGGGCTTTTTAATTTCTCTCCGTGACCTTCTAGTTTCTTGATCCATTTTCAATCCTCCAAAGTATCAGCTTTTACCGTCTTCCGTATCTGGACTACTTATTTGAATTAATCTAATGGTTGTTGGTCTATCAAATCAAAATATCTAACCATCCACTTCGGTAGCTCGTATTCATCGAGAATTTGCTCATAATTCATTGGATTAATTGATCCGCGATTGCCAAATAGAAATTCAAACATAAAACAGTTTGCTATATATTCGGCTGAACCAACAGCAGCAACGTGTGCGTTTCTATAGAAGTAATTGGCACCCGTGTTTCGTGTTAGAAGAGCATGGCCGATTTCGTGCGTAAGCACACTACGTGATATTGCTTCATCAGCGCGAGTGTTTATGTTAATAATTGAAAATTTACGATCAGTGATGGTATAGCCTAGAATGTTTTGCCCAAGATCGCTTGGTGTAACGCTAACGTTAGGTAGATAGCGACTAACTATCCAAGGATCGCGTGTATTATATCTGCGCAAAACAGTGTTTGCTTTTTCAATCGCGCAGTCTGCATCGTATCCCATGCGCCCACCTCACTTCTCAGATCCGCGGTATTTCTTTGGTGTGTACTTCTTTTTAGCGAGTTCCTGAGCGAGCGCATATGATTGGCGTAGTGATACGGCAAGCAAGCGCTTATCCTCATCACTCAATTCGGCATCATTTTTGAAGAAGTCCGGGCCGTCAGGATCAAGTCCATCAATGATATCCTTTATTTTCTGATCAATGGCGCGTGTGTCCTTTTTGGTCAGAGAATAATAGTGAGGCTTGTCTGACTTACCAAGTAGGTAATCTATAGAAACGTCATAATACTGTGCAAGCTTCTTGAGCGTGTCGTTATCTGGCTCATTCCTATTGTTTTCAAAATGAGAATAGGCGGCTCTTGAGACGCCTATTGCTTTGGCAACGTCCTCTTGTGTACGGCCGTCACCTCTTAGCTTTTTTAATCTATCGCCGAGCATAGCAACGCCTCCCTAAAGTGATTTTAGCACCCATGTGATACAAAAAGTATCTAAGATACAAAAAGTTTCAAAAATGGGTTGACGATACAAAATGTATCGTGGTATATTATCTGTGTTGATACGAAATGTATCAGAAACGAGGTGATCAAATGGTTCGAGATGAAGTAATCAATCTTCGGGAAAACGCAGGATTCACACAAACTCAGCTTGGAGAGAAGCTCGGCATATCAGCTGTTCATGTTAGAAAAATCGAAAAAGGTACTCGTAATCCAAGCAAAGATTTGACGGAACGCTACGTTGCACTCTTCGGATTGCCAGCCGATAAGATTTTCCCTGATATTTATGAGAAATTGATTGATACAAAACGGATCACATCTAAACACATTCCCGCCCAGCGAGAGGAGGCAGTCAAATGAACCGACAGCAAATGATCGAAGCACTGATGAGCTACCGCGATGATAAGCCCAAAGCTTTTTGGGAAACCATGGACGATGACATGCTCGAAATGGCAATCAGTGCTGAAAGGGAACGCGCAAGGAACGAAATGATTGATTACCTTGCTACAGCTTAATCATCGCATATATCGCCGTGAAACTACTACATCGGCGGTACACATTTGAAGGAGGTGTGGTTATGGCAATTAACATCTTTCATGAATTTTCAAGAGGCCTTCAAGAAGAGGGCCTAACTCGTAAGAACTTGGCTGCGAAAATGCACGTTACGCAAGCCGCTGTCAGCAATTGGGAGGCAAGAGGCATACCGGACGATAAGCTGATTCCCATGGCACTTGCAATTGGCAATGATCGCTTTCTAAAAGCGGTGATCGAATATCAAACCGGATTAAGAGTATTTGCTGATGATCTCGATAATGATAATCCTCTGGTTGTTTATCTATACGAAAAAATGGCCCAAAAGAAATTTGAAGAGGCTAGAGAACGAGCAGAACCAGCAATGTCTAAAGGACGTGATCACTTCACACCAACCGACGTGAGCAAGATCAGATCATACATCGATTCAGGTGAATCACTAGTTGAAAGCCTGGAAAGCCTTATTGGTTCATTGAAGTCCCAAATCAGACCTGTAGAGAAGGCGAAAGCATGGATGTAGCGGTGAAAGTTAATGAGGATGATAAGCTTGCAGAACTCATTGCAGTTCATCTTGCAGACAATCTTAAGCCAGTGGTTCAGGCGATGGTAAACAAAGCTGTTGAAGATGCTTTGCCTGGCCACGGAATGAACAAGGGCGAGCTAAGTGCAAAGTTGAAGCTATCACTTGGTACCGACGCCTTTGAACGTATTGCATATCAATCAGGCATGCCACGATACGAATCTGGCAATGATGGTCACAAGAAGAGCGACAAGTCTCGTGACCGTTGGTACTCAAAGGCAGTTGACAAGTTCATGGAAACATACACGGAGGACTAACAATGCTAGAAGCGATCATGTCAGTGCTATTCGATCCAACATCAGCCTTTTGGAAGTATCTGCTTGTAGCTCTGGCTGGCATCATGATCGGTGCAACAGCAGTGGGCGGGTGGAAACAATGGACACGTTAGGAGGAAGAACTATGCGTGATACGAAGGCATATTGGCAAGACATTCATGATCAAGCCGAGAACGTGATTTACAAGAGCCACGGAGATAGCGGTTGGCTTTGGATGTTCGAACTTAGTCAACGGATGCTCAACAAATGCACACAAAAAAATCCCATGGCGGCAACCACGGGAGGTAAAACACAAAGCAATTTAATTTATATCCCAAGTTTATCACGGAAGGCGGTTGATGACCATGCTTGATTACAACACAGCGGTTCTGAACGAGTATCAACGACGAGAAGCACTTGAAGATAAAGCCATCGCTGATTGGGAATCCTATCACGGTACCGTCTTGCCCAAAGATATGGATATGGAGCAGGCCGAGGAGTTCTTGTCAATGGCTGATGACTGGAATGTTGATCGTACGAAGCCTTGGTTTTACCAGTCCCGGTATGCCTCTCCACTTGATGGCGCATTTAATGAAGGAAAAGAGTTTTCCTATTTGAGCGATCAAGTTGTGGAGCATGGAATTGGCTGGTTCTACCATCGGGTCTTGCGCGATCCATCTGATTACTTCAGTGACCAAGCGATTGTCAACACATTGTTCGGAAAAGAAGATCCAATTTCAATCCTCGAATTTCTAAAAGAACGTGGATTCAAACAATGGCCAAGAAAACAGGAGGAGTACAAATGAGCAATCAATACGATCTGGCTAAGATGCCAGTCAAGAAATTAATTGAAACAGATGCCATTAAGAATAAGTTTGCAGCGCTTCTGGACAAACGGGCACCACAGTTTCTGTCATCGATTGCCAGCGCGGTAAGCCTTAATCCAAGCTTAGCCAGAGTTGATCAGTTAAGCGTTATAAACTCGGCCCTGGTAGCGGCCACGCTCGATCTTCCGGTTAACCCAAGTCTAGGATTTGTCTACATCGTTCCATACAAGAATCAGGCGCAGCCACAGATTGGTTATAAAGGCTATATCCAATTAGCTCAACGATCAGGACGGTATCAGCGCCTGACTGCTTTACCAATTTATGAGGATGAGTTCAAGAGCTGGAACCCACTAACAGAGGAACTTGAGTACACGCCGAACTTCCATGATCGCGAAGCAAGCGAAAAACCGGTTGGCTATGCCGCATCGTTCAAACTGACTAACGGTTTTGAAAAGATGGTCTATTGGACATATCAGCAAGTCGATGATCACCGCAAGCGTTTCAGCAAATCCGGTGGTGGCACGGAGCCCAAGGGCGTTTGGAAAGACAACTATGAGGCTATGGCCCTGAAGACAGTAATCAAATCATTGCTGACTAAGTGGGGCCCAATGACAACCGACATGCAGAGTGCCGTTACCGCTGATGAGAAACCAGTTGAAGTAGATACAGAAATCAAGGATGTCACTCCGGAAGACGACCCCAATTCGATTGAAAGTGTACTTAATGCTCCCACTGAACCCGCTACAAAATCGGAGGTGAAGCCAGATGCTCTTAAGCCAGACATTACCCACGACCCAAATGCAGGAAAACAACCAGACATTTTCGACGGTCAACAAGGATGATTATTACTCGCTGGATACCAGTTTCAAATATCAGTCTGCTACCTGGTTTAAGAAGTTTCTGACATGCGAAGCAGAAGCGATGGCCGAGTTGCAAGGTAAATGGACGCCAAGAGGTGATCCGACTGCCTTGCTGGTTGGAAACTATCTACACAGCTATTTCGAATCCAAGCAAGCTCATGAGTCTTTTATCAAAGGACACCCAGAGATGTTCTCAATTCGTGGATCATCAAAAGGACAACTGAAAGCCCCGTATAAACAAGCTGATGCGATGATTGCCACGCTTGAAGCTGATGAGAATGTTCAACGACTTTATCAGGGCGAAAAAGAAGAGATCCTGACCGGTGATCTGTTTGGGGTCGAGTGGATGGGCAAGCTGGACTGCTTCGACTCCACAAAGTCATTCTTTTTGGATCTGAAGACCACACAGTCGCTTCACAAGAAGTATTGGAAACCAGGAGAACGTCAGCCAACCAGTTTCGTTGATGCCTATAACTATCAGCTTCAGATGGCGGTTTATCAGGAGCTGGTTTACCAAAATTACGGAACGCGACCACGAGCCTTCATCATTGCCGTGACTAAGGAAGACGTGCCCGACCATGCCGTCATCGAAGTACCACAGTACCGTATGGACGAGGCACTGGAAGAGATCAAGGACAGCACCGAACACGTTGAGGCGGTTAAATCCGGTCAGGTGCGGCCACATCGATGTGAGGCCTGTGATTACTGCAAGGCAACTAAACGAGTCGCCACAATTATCAGCATGGATGAGCTAGTCGAGTAGGAGGTGACTCACCGCATGGATTTATTCAAGCTAATTCGAGAGTTCTACATTAAGCAAAGCGTTAATCCGCTAAGCACAGGACAGATAGCATTATGGCATGGGCTGGTTTACCAATGTAACCAGCTAGGCTGGCCAAGCGAATTCAATATGCCGAATCGAACACTCGAAACGTTGACTGGTTTAAGCCGTCAGGGCATCATCAAAGCCCGCAACGCGCTAAAACAGTCAGGGCTGATAGATTTTCAAACTAACGGTGTTAAGGCAACGACCTACTCAGTCATCGATATTTCACGAAAGCTTAGTACGTCAGATAGTAGGCAACCTAGTAGTCAAGCTAATGACAGTGTGTCAGATAGTAGGCAACACAGTAGGCAACCTAGTAGGCAACACAGTTTACAAGGTAGTTTACAACCTAGTAGGCAACACAGTAGCACATACACTAAACAAGACGAGACTAAACTAGACAAAACTAAACGACAACAGACTACTACTCCAGTAAAGGCAGCAGAGAGTCCTGCTGAAGAACCGTCATCGTCGTCATCATCAATTCTTGATATTTGCAATTTCTGGGAAGGCAATGGGTTTGGACAACTATCACCGTTCACCAGAGAAAGCCTTGTTGATTGGGTTGATGACATGCGAAAAGCAGGATCACCTGAACCTGAGAAGCTAGTTCTAAATGCGCTTCGGACTGCAGTTGAAAGCAATGTCAGAAACTACAAGTACGTCAACGGCATCTTGAAAAACTGGGAGAGCAAGCGTCTTCTCACGGTTGCTGCTGTCGATGCAAACGATAGCGAACGCAAAACGAATCAACCTCAGCGCCGTTACGGCAAGCCAGAGCGCGTTGATAAAGAACCTGAATGGTTAAAGCCTGGATATCAGGAACCAAAGCATGAAGTGACGCCCGAACAGCGGTCCAAGCTGGCTGAACAACTTGAACAGCTCAATAAACTCGGCGAAAAGAATTAGGAGGGAAGCATATTGCTAAACAGTGTCTCACTAACAGGCCGACTGACAAGAGATGTTGACTTGCGCTACACGCAAAGCGGCACGGCGGTAGGATCATTCACACTGGCAGTTGATCGCAAATTCAAGAGCAAAAACGGAGAACGAGAAACTGATTTCGTAAATTGCCAGATCTGGCGCAAGTCGGCTGAGAACTTTGCAAACTTCACCAAAAAAGGCTCCTTGGTTGGCGTGGAAGGCCATATCCAAACGCGCACGTATGATAACGCGCAAGGGCAGAAAGTATTCGTGACCGAGGTAATCGTTGAGAATTTTGCTTTGCTTGAGTCACGACAGGCGTCTCAGAACAGCCCTAAATCACAGCAAACGGCCAATGCATCAGCAGCAGCGACCACAAACGCGAGTCAAACGACTCCAAATGCTTCGCGAGCGAATGCCACGGATCCTTTTGCTAATAATGGCCAGCCGCTCGATATTTCTGATGATCTTCCGTTCTGACTTAAAAGAGGTAGTTAAAAATGGAAAATTGGAAAGACATTGAGAATTACAAGGGAATCTATCAAGTATCTGACAAAGGCCAAGTGCGAACGATCCCCGGGAAAACGACAGTACGCATGTTTAACGGGCGCAAAATTGTTCGGCATTGGAAAGGACGAACACTCAAGCAGAAGACTGATAAGGGCGGATACAAGCGCGTTACGTTGTGGAAATCGCGTGCTAGTAAGCAGTTTTTGGTTCATCGGCTAGTATGTGCGGCTTTTCATGCGAACTATGAAAATTTACCGGATGTGAATCACATCGATGGAAACCCGTCAAATAATAATGCCGATAATCTGGAATGGATAACTCCACGTGGGAACTTGATGCATGCATATGAGCATAAGCTCAACAAGGCAGCAGTTCCTGTCGTATTGCGCGATCCCTCAACTGGAAAAATTAGATATTTTTATAGTCGGTCTGAAGCGTGCCGTTTTCTTGATCGCTGTCCTGAGTACATTGGAGACGCAATTAACCGTGGGGATACAGAGGTAGACGGATATGAATTATTTACAGTCCTAACAAAGTGATGCCATTCCAGAAAAATATGGAGGATCAACATGTGGCACATCATTGAAAGATTTATGCGTGTAAAAGGCTACGGTATCCGTCAACTATCCAGAGCTGCTGGTTATAAAAACCCAACGACTATTTATTCTATTAAAACCGGTCAAAGCAAAGATCCATCATTTTCAACAATGATCCGAATTGCCGATGCTCTAGGCGTTAGTCTTGATGAACTGAGACCTGATAAGCAAGGAGAGAAGAAAGCATGACACAAGTAACAGTGCGTTTATACAAGCAGGGAGACAAAGTGTGGCGCGATTTCAAGGCGGAATTGATTAAGCGCTACGAAAATGCAGCAAAGCTAGACATTTCTGAAAGCGAAGCATTCTCAAAAATCGAGAAGCAAGAGTTCAATAACCTGATCGTTGTATCAAAGAAAGCGATTGTCGAGAAACGCGCGGTATCCGGTATTGATGACAGCGACATTTTGAAGACTTCAGTCAACACCGGCCTTAAAAAGATTTCAAAAAAGCGAAAAGACGCCCGTGCCAAATACGCGCGCGGAATTGCAGAAGCGGCCTCACAATGTGACACGCTGATTGACGTTGCAAAACGGATTAGGAAGTCAACAACGTTCGTGAAGCGAGTGGCAAGCGAGTTTGAGATCAAGTTGCCAAGCCGTAACAACGGCCATGAAGAGATTGCGAGTCGTTAGCAATTTAGCGAGTGAGAATGCAAGAAACTACAGGAGGAATCTTCAAATGCAAGCAATTAAAACAAAAACGATGGTCGGTGATCTGGTTATGGTTCCTGATCGAGTATTCATGGGCGTGCGTGATCTTGGCGGTGTGGCACGAATCATCAGAATCGAGCGATACAACGCCAGAGGTGAACGTCAAGACATCAACAAGCCAGTTGCTTTTGATGGCAAGGCACCCAAAGAGCTAATCACAACGGTTGAGATGGTTGATGGCAAGCAATGTCAATACTATCTGAAGGACGTGAAGCCAGCGTGAACAGGATCATTATTCCATTGCCCCTCATGACTCTTAACCAGTACATCAAGGTTGAACGAGGCAATATGTTTGGCGGAGCAAAAGTCAAGAAACAAGCAACGGAAACGGTAATGTTGGCTGTGAGAAAAGCGATGAATCAGGGCGTGAAATTTCAATGGGGAAAACCCCTAAGTTTCGACTGGTACTGGTATGACAAGCGAACAGACCCGGACAACATCGCGTTTCAGCACAAGTTTATCTTCGACGGCATGCAAAAGGCTGAATTTTTAGAAAACGACAACTGGGATCACATTGTAGAACTGCGAGATCGGTTCTTTATTGACAAAGCTAATCCGAGAGTTGAAGTCGAAGAGATCGATTAAGGAGGCACACAAATGACGAGAAAAGAGTTTAAACATATGTCGCTTGATAGTGCGATGGTGGCCGTTGTGCTTACTGAGCTGCTATGTGGCTGTGAGGAGGCCGACCAATGAAAACAGGAGACGACACGTTCGATGACATCTACATCAGCAAAAAGACTGGTAAGGTCGTAGGCGTCATGTACGAAGATGTGGAATACAAGCTAGTGCCCGTAGAACCAAAGCAAAAAAAGATGAATTACGAAGAAGCACTAAAACGTGCAGAAAAGCTGCTTTCTATGGGCGATTATGTGGACGGTAACGTAAACGAATATGCCAATCTGAAAGCTGTGGCACTTGTTAAGGATATTTACGGGAGAGAGGACGAAAAATGAGCGAAGAAAAACTGTACGCGGTAAAGAACGATGAAGGGAAATCTTGGGACTTTTTGGATAGTTCCGATTCCGGTTTCTGGGCATTAGACAGCTCAGATTGTTTCACAACGACTAGTAAGGACGATGCTGAACTAGTGGCTGATGAACGCGGTGGTCACGTTGTCACGTTCGTTGAGGAACCTAAAAAGGTAGTCCTGAGCAAGGAACAGGCCGAAATCGTTGAAGATGCGCATGACAGTGAGATTCCAGCTACCTTTATTTCTAGACATTCTGATGGTGAGGAATTGTTGATGAATGCTTACGTCAACGGATACACCGTGGCAAAGGAGAAGAAATACAACGTCAAGGTGCCGTATGCAGTAAATAGCTACTTCAAAAAGATTGACGCTAATTATTGCATTGCTGGATACACATCTATAGTTGACCTTGACGAAGATCTAGCTCAGTTCACCGAATCAGAGATCGAACATTACGGCTTGCAAGACTGCGAAAAAGTCTGGTGTGATAGCGATGACTGAGGAATGGAGACCAGTAGTTGGATTTGAAGGCTGGTATGAGGTGTCGAGTAAAGGACGAGTAAGATCTATGCCACGAACAATCATTCAGAAATCAGCAGCCGGATCAATTTGTGCCGAGAGACGTGCGGGCAAAATGATGAAGCAACATGAGAACAACTGCGGATATTTGTATGTTGCTTTGTCTAAGCAAGGTAAGCGCAAAGCATACCGGGTGAACCGATTAGTTGCAGCGGCATTTTTTGGACCGTCTGATTTATGGGTCAACCACAAAGATATGAACCGAAAAAACAATCACGTTGAAAATTTGGAATATTGCACGCCGCTATACAACAGACACTACGGAGATGGAATTGAACGTACAGTTGCTAAATTGCAAAAGCCGTTTTATGGGATAAGCCCAAGCGGAATTAAGGTCACTTTCAATTCTATGAGGCACGCTGCATCAGTAATTGGAACGTCAACTGGATTTATCAGTGACGCTTTGCATCACGCGAGACAGCACAAGACGTGTAAAGGATGGAAATTATTGGAGGTACGCGATGAGTAGTCAGATGAAGGAGGACCGAAGCTGGTACTTTGCAATGGCGCTTGGATTGTTACGCGAGCTAGATGCGCAGATTGAGGAAGAACCATTGAGTCAGTGGGAGGTGACTGACGATGAGCAATGAGACGAAGCGGGAAGTGCTAGAGGCAATTCTATTGGCAAAAGATACCGACACGATTTGGGACAGTTCAAATGTTAGATATTACTTGAACAGGTATGCTGCCGCCTTGCCAGATGATCTGCCGGTGATTCCGAAAGTATGGGGAGATACGATTGAAGAGTTTAAGGCTAACCACTATCGGTTAAGCGAAATTTTCACTGAATGGGATTGGAACTATGATGAACAAGAACTTATTGCCCGTGCATGGGTGCTAGGTGTCTGGCGCGTTGAGGAAACAGGAGAAATCGTGAAATTGGAGGCGGAGAAATGAGCCAACTGGAGAGGATTGATAAAAAAATGAAATTCAAGATTGTGGGCCGCAATGGCGAAACCAAAATCAAGGAATTCAGGTCTCAGTACGAAGCAGATTTATACTGCGAGCGTCTCAACCATGAGCGGTTGGAACGCCTTGGCTTGATTGAGCACCTGAACACACCAGCAATCGAATTTGAGTAGGAGGACGTCACCATGAAGACATACACTAAGCGGCGTGTTACCGCATGGAACAGACATGAACAATCGTGAAATTGGAGGAAGAAAAATGAAGAACGAAATTTGGGCACTGCGTATCATTCAAAATTGGAATCAAGCCCAGTACGTTGTTGGAAAGCAGCCATTGTTTACAACACAAGGAGAATGGCCGGAAGAAAACAATCACAAAAAAGTTTCCAGTATCTACCATCTGCCCGGCGAAGCTGCTGGGTACAAAATCGTATATGATGACGGATCGGACACATTTGTTAGTGATACTACCGAAGGAATCATTACTGAAGAACGGGGGGTGTAAAAATGAACATGACTCGAAAGTGCTATGTAGTCAGCGGAGACAAGGAAACACCCGCCAAGTTTTATGGCGTGTTTCAGGTCGCAAAAGTTGTGGGCGAAAGTCCATTAATCGGTGGTCATTCTGCTGGTCAAGTGGTTACTAAAAGAATAGAGGCGGAGAAATGAAACGGTATTGTGTTTATTCGGGCGAAAATGGCCTTATTGGCAGCGGTCTTTCTTATCAAGAGGCTGTAGCATTGTACAAAAAAGAATGCGATTCTCAGAAATTTGAGTTTGAGGACGACATAGGCGATGATGATATGCCCGATCCGAGCCAATATGCTGCTTATTTGATGGAGCAAATAGCAGTGTCTCAACCAGAAGAGGACGAACCCCTTGATGGCGAACGAATCTTTGATAGCAAAGGAAACAAGATCGCATACTACAGTTGGTCAGGTCAGGACGCACCGGAGGCGGAGAAATGAAACGAGAGATTAAGTTCAGAGCGTGGGATAAGGTGCACGAGTGTTACTTGTATGACGTGCAGGGAGCATATGACACGCTTAGCGGCTGTGTTAAGTATGAAAATGGTGAGAATGCTGTTTATGACGAAGAGTGCTTTGCCGGATTCTTAGATAATGATCAGTATGTTGTCGAACAATATACCGGCCTGACAGACAAGAACGGGCAGAAAATATACGAAGGCGATATTTTGAGAGTCACAACCGGAGAAGACGGTGAATCATATGTAGCAATCGTAAAATGGTTTGGCGATGAAGACTACCCAGCGTTTGATTTGGAAGGCATACCGGCAGCATGGAATTATGATGCAAATGCACTTGCAACCATTTTTCAAAGTGGTGTTGAAACATGTGAGGTCATTGGCAACATTTTTGAGAATCCGGAGCTATTGGAGGGAAAACAATGACGAGAAAGATTGATGTATTCACGCTTTATTCTATTACAGACGTTGATACAGTAAACCAATTTTTAAAAATGCACCCACAGGCTAAATTAAACTATGTTACACCGGGAAGCGAGCAATGCTCATATGATGCCCTTGTAATTGCTGACTATGAAGATGATGAAGAGGACGATGAGGTAGAGGTAAAGCAATGATTGCCGTCATGCTGCTAATCTCAGGTGCTGCAATGTGGATGTGGGCTAACTGGAAAAACAAGTAGGAGATGAACAGCTTGGACAGCAAACGAGCATTGGCCGAAAACCTTAGGAAGAATATATACGATCTGAACATGACACAAGCCAAATATGCAAAAGAGATCGGAATACCCATCACCACGCTTCAATATGCAATCTCTGGGAAGGGCAGTGTTTCACTCAACACTTTGGACAAAATCGCATATGGAGCTGGGATTGATCCATGGGAACTCATTTGGCCTCATGAAAGCAAATAAAAAAGCGCACCACGAAGGCACGCCTGACAATTAATTATCCGCAAAATAATTATACCATAAGGGGTGGCGCTTGTGATGGAGCTTTTATCAATTAGCGATGAAAAGGATCGGGAAGCAGTCGAAGATATCCTGAATAAATACCGAGCAGAGCGCGGATTCATAAAAGCGCCAGTCAATCCAAAGATCACCAGTGCATGGGGAGACGGTACTTCTGCTAGCACTGTTCAGCGTCCGCTGTATGCACAGCAGCGTTTGGAGAGACAAGCATCAGCGCGTAAGTTCTGCGACTGGTGCGATAATTGCATTGCGTCGATGCCGAAACAATCACATCAGCGTTTATTAAGGGTGCGCTATTGCGATGGTCCCGAAACAGACACGCCAGACGGTGATGCAATGAATATTCTCGATATATCTTCAGCAACCTACACACGCAGAAAGAAAAATGCGTTGTTAGCAGCAGCCTGGTACTTTGGCGTCACACCCAGAAAAAGTAGTGAGCAATAAATGATCGATGAATGAGGACTAATTGAGGATTAATTGATTGATAAATGAGTGGCGAACTAAAAACGGAAACCCTTATGATGGTATTGTGCCAAAGGTGAGAAACCTGAGACACCGCATTTTTCCTCCGAGCCATGGTGATGATAAAGCTGTGGCAAGGCGTGGCAATGAGGACTGACCGTGATAGTCAGGCGGGTTCGATTCCCGCATGCCACATTGTCCAGTTTAGCGACCGGACACAGCTTGCGATGACCCCATCTGACACTGGGAGAGCGAGCAAATCGCTGTGGCGGAATAGGTAGACGCCAACCAGTACATGCGCATAGTTAGAGGGGCTGGCAATGGCCCATGTCGGGTGCAAATCCCGACCAGCGATATACGGCCGATAATTGAGATGTTTTGCAGCGTCAATAAATTAAACTGCTATGTTAGCGCGACATAGTAAGCCAATCTATTATGCTAGTAGATTGCAATGATGGGGCAGATGCGGCTCGCCCATCAATCATGCGAGCAACAGATGAGGGAAGGCATTGATACCGGTTACTCAATGCTGAAACAGGACGGTGCAGCTCCGCCCGCTCGCTTTGGATCAAGTCTGGTAAACCCTAGGAGTAGGCACCGGACTATGGCACTTCACTTTTCGTGAGGTGCTATTTTTGTACATAATTTCGGAGGCGAGGGCATGAAACTATACTTGGTTGTATGTGAGACCGGGGACGCAGATCAATGGGAAGGCGGAACTGCCGAGGTTGATGCTGTATTTGCTACAACTGATAAAGCCAAGCTCGATGATTATCTGTCAACTAGAATACATGGCTATGACAACGTAGTCACAATGGAACTAGACAAGGAATACCCTGAAGGAACAAAATCCGCTAAGTGTCTTGCATCGTGGTGGGAAGAAGGGCCGTGTTATGACGACCCAATGGACATCTAATTTAAATTTTTAGGAGGCGAGTAGATGCAATGGACAGATGAACAGATCGGTGACATTAGGAAGCTCGCCTCTGAAGGATTTACCAGACGCGAGACAGCCGACAAACTCGGAATCAGCTATGATGCGCTTCAAGGTAAAGCAAGACGGCTTGGCATCGAGTTCCAAAATCCATTGAAGAATGAATACGATTCAGACGGAACACAATCCAGTGAAACCATTCTAAAGGTTGTCAGGGGCCATAAAATGACGCCTAGAGAGGTTCTAGAAGCTCACGGGTATGATTACACAAAATGGGAGCTTGTACGTGCCACAAGCAACTTCTGGAAGCAGACGCCTGAAGCAACGTTATACCAGAGCAAGATACAAATTAGGCCGTTAGTTGAGGCTGAACAATACGAATCATTGATGAATGACATCATCACACACAAGGAGCCGTATCAAGCTAAGGCTCCTATTTTTGTGGAATCAGATCGCTATCTGGTCATTCCTGCTTTTGATACACATTTCAACGGTCACACGTTCGATGTCTATGCTGAATCTCTCAAACGACAGCTAGAGATCATCCAACGCGGCCACTACGCCAAAATATTGCTCATTCTGGGCGGTGATCTAGCTCACGTGGATAATATCAACTCGACCACAGCAAAGGGCACACAGCTCGAAACAACCGACTTAGGCGAGACTGTGAACGAAATGGAGCAATACTTCGAGACACTGATTGAAGCAATCATTAAGAATGCCAATGAGTGTGAGGTCATGTATGCGCCAGGTAACCACGACCCGTCAGTTGGATATATGTTTGCACGTCTATTGAAACGTGCCTACAGCAACCAGACAAACATCACATGGGATATATCACTGAAGCATTACAAAGGTGCAATGCTAGGCCACAACTTCATTGGTGCCACTCATGGTGACAAGGGCAAGAACAACTACCTTGCAAAATACCTAGACGAGTTTGGATTCATGTTGGGTACAGCGCAGAACCGCGAGCTGATAACCGGGCACTTACATTCAGAGATGAGCAAAGACCTAGGAGGATTCGTTCAGCGTCAAGTATCGACGCGCAAGCCAACCGACAAATGGACTGATGATATTGGCGTGGTTGCTCACAAAACGTTTGAGCTGGTCGAATACAGCGATCATGATACGAGTGCCATTTACTATGTGTGAGGTGATTTAATGGCTCAAATGGTGATGACCAAGTTCGGATATATGTCGAAGGCTGAGGCCTCAATCATCGGGAAACTCGCAAAAGAGGAAGCTCAGAAGAAAGCTCAGGAAGACAAGAAAAAGCGCGGGAGGTGTGGTGATATGTAATGCGACTGACAGCAAAACAGCAGAAATTTGCAGACTACTACATTGAGCTTGGCAACGCTGCCGAAGCGGCTCGGAAAGCGGGATACAGCAAAAGAACTGCCAGATCAATTGGTCAAGAAAACCTAACAAAACCTGACGTTAAAGAATATATAAGCAAACGGCTTGAAGAACTAGCTAATGAACGTGTGGCAGACCAACAAGAGGTTCTAGAATTTCTAACAAGGCTTATTAGACGCGAAGAAAGTGATCAAGTCGTTGTCACACTGAAAAAGCCGACTTCTGTCATGCTGAAAAACAAGGACGGGAAATCATATTCAAAATTTGCATATGAAGATGTTGATGATGTCGTGGACGTCAAAACCAAAAACAGTGATGCAATCAAAGCGGCAGACATTCTATCTAGGCTTCAAGGCATGGGCAACAACGCCAATAATACGCTGACAGAAAATCAATCGCGCAAAGTATCGGCTGAGGCTGACATCATGGAAGCCAAGGCCAAACGTGAGACGAGCGAAGATACGAGCAACATCACAATCAATATCAAACCGATTCAGCAAGACGGAGGCGATGACAGTGCAGATTAATATCAATCTGGATTCGATCGTCCCCAAAGCTTATGCACCGTTTTACAATGACAGAACACGCTACCTCGTGTATAAGGGTAGTCGTGGATCGCGCAAGTCGTTCTCTGTTGCTGAAGACGTGATCATGCAGATAATCTTGCACCCTTACGTCAACTGGATCGTGCTTCGCCAATATGCATATACGAACAAGGATTCGACATATTCAACTATCCAGCAAGCAGCAAACCGGCTAGGCGTTTATGATCTATTCAAGTTCACGTTGTCACCATTAGAAATCACCTTTAAGCCAACCGGCCAGAAGGTGTTTTTTCGTGGCATGGATAAGCCTTTAGCGGTTACTTCATTGCAACCAACTACCGGCGTTCTTGCTCGTGCATGGTGGGAGGAAGCCTATGAGCTGAAATCACTAGACGCATTCAAGACCGTTGAAGAAACCATGCGTGGCGAGATCAACGACCCTGATGGCTATTACCAGTCAATCATCACGTTCAACCCGTGGAGCGACCAGCATTGGCTAAAGCGCGAGTTCTTTGATGAAGACACAAAGAACCCACGCTCGAAGTCGTTCACGACCACATACGAGGACAACCCGTATCTGGACGATGATTATATCGCAAGCCTAAAAGACATGATTAAGCGCAACCCTAACCGTGCTCGCGTTGCCGTGTATGGTGACTGGGGCATTGCAGAAGGGCTTGTGTTCGACGGGATATTTGAGCAACGTGATTTCAACTACGACGACATAGCCGCACTACCAAAAGCGGTTGGCCTTGACTTCGGGTACAAGCACGACCCGACAGCAGGCGAGTTTATGGCAATCGATCAGCAGAACAGAGTCGTGTATATCTACGACGAGTTCTACCAACAGGGAATGCTGACACAGCAGATTGCTGAGGCTATTGGACAACACAAAGGCTACGGCTTGCAGATAACGGCTGATAGTGCCGAGCAGAGGCTCATATCCGAATTGTCAGGTGTATATGGTGTGCCGAACATCATAGGTGCTGGCAAGGGTAAAGACAGCGTCTCACAGGGCATTCAATACATGCAGTCTTACCATTTTGTGGTTCATCCGCGTGTTAAAGGACTACTGGAAGAATTCAATACCTACGTTTATTCAAAAGACAAGTTTGACAACTGGACGAACACGCCAGTCGATGCGAATAACCACGCGATTGACGCATTGCGATATGCGATGGAACCGTTCATGTTCAGAACTGCCGGACACTACATGAGCAACCAAGAGCGTATTCAGACAATAAAAAATCTAGGATTGGGGTGACATGATGGACCCATTTGAAGAATCAAACTTACTGTATCAAGAAGACATTACGAACCTCACTCCAGATCGGATCATGAAGTTCGTTTTCCACCATCACGAATATCAGCTTCCACGGCTAAAAAAGCTTGACCGATATTACAAAGGCCAGAACGAAGACATTCTAACGCCAGATTCAAGGCGTATCGAAACTGGCAAGGCAGACTATCGAGCTGTTCATTCATTCGGTAAGTACATTGCCGATTTTCAGACGGCCTACTCTGTTGGTAACCCGGTGAATATGAAGCTTGACAAAGATGACAAGCGGCTTGACCAGATCACACGAGTGAACGACCTAGACGCGCTAAACTATGATCTGTTCCTAGACATGACGCGCTATGGACGTGCATACGAGTATGTCTACTACGGTAGTGACTCAATCGAGCACTGTGTCCGTCTTGATCCGCTTGACACGTTCGTTATCTACTCGCTTGATGTTGATCCACAGCCAATCATGGCTGTTAGGTACCATTCAGTTGAATTGGTTGACGAGAACAACAAGACGATTATTGACATTATCCCTGAAACATGGACAGCAACAGAGCATGACGTTTACAAGCCAACTACCGTTGGTGGAGCGATGTATCTGGATCACAGCGAGATAATTCGCGTTTTCCCAGTAGTTGAGTATGACAACAATCGATTCCGAACCGGTGACTTTGAGCATGTGATCTCACTGATTGACCTATACGATTCAGCCCAGTCTGACACGGCCAATTACATGACTGACCTTAATGATGCGCTGCTGGTTATCACAGGCGATATTGACGCCTTATTCAACGGTAGCACGCTTCTAAGCGGTGTTGACCCCAATGATCCCGAAGCAATGAAGACGCTCGCTAAGGACAAGCTAGAGCTGATTAAGGAGCAGAAAGACGCCAACATGCTGCTGCTTAAGTCTCGAATGACAGCAAACGGTCAGCAGACTAGTGTTGATGCAAAGTATATCAACAAAGAGTACGACGTCAGTGGCACCGAAGCATACAAGAAGCGTGTTGCAGACGATATTCACAAGTTTAGCCATACACCAGACCTGACTGATAGCAACTTTGCAGCCAACGTGTCGGGCGTGGCCATGAAGTATAAGCTACTTGGTACTGTCGAATTGGCGGCAATCAAGCGGAGAATGTTTGAGAAGTCATTGTATCGGCGATATTCAATCATCTATGCATTGGATCAAAGCGTTTCAGGCGGCATGAAAACAGACCCTAACACGATTCAGTTCACATTCCGCGACAACTTGCCAACAGACGACATCACGCAGATTCAAGCACTTGTTGCTGCGGGTGCGACATTGCCACAAGAATATCTTTACAGGTTCGCACCCGGTATCACTGACCCGCAAGAGGTTACTGACATGATTGCCAAACAACGAGAAAATAGTGACTACAGTGAGGATCTGACGAACAATGACGAAAACACCGAAGGAACGGATCAAAGCGTTCGCGGACAAGCAAGACAAGCAACACCGCCAGATAACAAGTGATGTTGCCAAGTACACAGCGGCATTCATGGCATTCTGGTATGCATTCAATGAGAAGCACGAAGACTACACGCACGCTGATGATTCACGTTACTACGATCCCGAATTAAAAGAACAGCTTGATCGAGATGCGCAGTCAGCAGGCGTTCCGCAGAAATCAGTTGCCAATAATGATGAGTTGCTCTCATATGCGGCCTATGTTTACGCAACAGCGGTGGCAATTAAGGTTTCCGCTTATATTGGCACCACTCTTGGCGATTTGGCAAAGCAGACTGCCAAGCTGGGGTCATCAATCTACGGCAAGCACATCAAGGCTGACTTGTCAGTAGTCAATAAGCTGTTCGACGGTGTGACATGGAGCGACCGCATATGGTCAAATCAAGACGCCTTGCGTAACGATTTGGTGAAGATGATGAAGAATGCGCTGTTGACGCACAGCAACCCAATTACACAAAGCCCAGCGCTTCGCAAGAAGTTTGGTGTCATGAAATATCAGTCAGACCGCATCATTCGAACTGAGAGTGATCGCGTCATGGGGCATCAAAGCATCGTGAATGCACGTGAAGCTGGCTATAAGAAAGTTGTATGGGTCATCAACTCTGGAGCGTGTGACATTTGCCTACAGCACAGTGGCGAGGTCTACACACTGAAGCAAGCTGAGGGCATGATACCAGCGCACCCCAACTGCCTTTGCTCATGGGCTGCGTATGATTCTGGCGATGAAGTTGACGATGAGTAGGAGGAACTTATGGACGGCAAAAAGTTTGAAGCGTTGCTTGCTGATGTTCGGAACCAGCTTAAGCAAATAAGAATGTATGCCAATACTGGTGATGATGAAGCTGCCCACATGTATGAAGATGATTTATATTGGTTTGTTATGAACGCCATTCGTGAAAATAGCATGACGATGGAACAAGCAAAGCAGCTAATCAATGAGTCATTTAAGGCAAGAGATATTGATTTCTCACGCTGGTATTCATGAGGAGGAAATCATGGCAAGCAAAAAGATTGACATTGGCAAATACACAAGCTTTGCGATGGAGGGAATCGTTATGGATGATCATGAAAAGCAGCTTTACAAAATGGCTACTGATTTATACATGACGGCCCATGATCGAGCAGTTGAAAACGGGGCTGACGAAGATGAAGCCCACAAGATCGCTACTAATATTCTGGTAGCAAACTACCGTTCTGATGATTAATTAGCAAACAATATCGTGACCCGAGCAAGTCCCTAAACTACTCAAAAATAATAGCGTGAAGTGATAGACGTGTGATCGTGGCTGGGCCTTATGGCGTGGCTGGGGTCATTTAGCACGTCTATTCGTTTTGGGCTAAACAGGAGGAACCATCATGGCAGAAGAAACACAAGCTCAAGAAGAAGTCGAGACAACCGAAGCCACCACTCAGGCACCAACCACATATACGCAGGCTCAGCTAGACAGTGAGGCCGATAAGCGTGCAGCTAAGGCGCTTGAAACAGCTAAGGCCAAGTGGCAAGCAGAACAAGCCAAGGCGCTTGAGGACGCAAAGAGTGAGGGCGCACGGCTGGCTAAGATGTCGGCCGATGAGAAGGCACAAGAACTGGAGAAACAACGTCAAGCGGCCTTGGACAAGCGTGAAGCTGAACTTAATCAGCGCGAATTATCTGCAAGTACCAAGTCACTGTTGGTCGATAAGGGATTGCCCGGTGAACTGGCCGATTCGCTGGTTGCTTTGGGTGATGCTGACAAGATCAAGGCAGCTGTTGAAACACTCGGCAAATCTATTGAAGAGACGGTCAACAAGCAGGTTGAATCTAAGTTGCAAACCGACCCACCTAAGAATGGTGCTTCTGCCATTGATGGTGCTCACGATCCATTCAAGAAAATCATGGCACAATACAAACAGAAATAGGAGGTAGCTAATCATGGCTACAGAAAACAACAATTTACCAGTACGTACGTACCAAAAGCAGTTTATTGGCTTGATGCAAACCGTATTCGGCGTGCAAAGCACATTTACCCCAACGTTTGGTGGTTTGCAAGCACTCGATGGCATTCAAAACAACGCGATCGCATTCAGTGTTAAGGCAAATGATGTGCCTGTTGCTGTTGGCAACTACAACACCGATCCTAACGTTGCGTTTGGCACTGGCACCAGCAATTCAAATCGCTTCGGGCCAATGAAGGAAATCATCTACAGTGATATTGATGTACCGTATTCATTCGGCTGGAGTTTCAACGAAGGTATCGACCAGTTGACTGTCAACACCGACTTAGATTCCGCTGTTGCTGATCGCCTGAACTTGCAAGCACAGGCTAAGACGCGGCTTTTCAACGGCAAGCTTGGCGCTTATTTGGTTGATAGCGCTGCGGCTGACCTTGGTGCGGTTGATGATGTGAACAAGGTATTCGAAGCGGCTTCCGAACGCTACACCGACCTTGAAGTCGTTGTCCCAGTGCGTGCATACGTGACTGCCGAAGTTTACAACGCGATCATCGACCACGCGTTGGTAACCAGCGCCAAGGGCTCTGCTGTGAACATCGATGAAAACGGCATCGTTCGTTTCCGGGACATCGTTGTTACCAAGACGCCTACTCGTTACATGGATGGCAAGTCTATCATCTTCGCACCTGATAACGTTGGTCGTGCATTTACCGGCATCAACGTCGTGCGGACAATTCAATCCGAAAACTTTGCGGGCGTTGCTTTGCAAGGTGCCGGTAAGGCAGGTCAGTGGATCAGCGATGACAACCGTCAGGCAATCTTCACTGCTGGGACGTCAACAACTACCACGACTACCAAGGTAAAGCCAATTACTACCACTACCACCACTTCGCACGCTTAATTAATTGATGCAAGTCGCCTATCGAAACAGGACAGTACGGGAAACCGGGCGGCTGATTGGAGGACAGAATGAAGCTTATTTTGTGTCAACCCGCTATCAAGCGTTTTGAATGGGAGTTGGAAGTCTGCCTAACCAATCTGCAAAGTGTCGGGTTTGACATGAAAGATGTCGTTTTGCTCTTCACCGTGCATGATTATAAGGTGCCTGAAACGCTTGCTGATAAATATGGAGTAGAAGTACACACGTATACCGACAAGCGCTCAGACAAGCAATATATCCCATCTGTGAAGCCTTGGCTTTGGTGGCAATATCTTGCAGAAGACCATGACCGTGAGAATGAAGACTATTTCTACTTCGACAGCGATGTGATCTTCCGTAAACGGCCAGACTTTCGCAAGCTGAAAGCAAAACCTGATCGCTGGCTGTGTAGTAACACGCTTAGCTATATCAGCGTTGACTATATCAAGCAGTGCGAACACGGAGAAGAGATCCTGAAACACATGGCTGATATTGTCGGAGTCACGTTGGCTTCGCTTGAAACTATCAACCATAATTCTGGTGGTGCTCAGTGGCTCATCAGTCACCCGTCAGCTAAATACTGGCGAAAGGTGTATGCCGACAGCAACCGACTGTGGCAATACTTGCAAACGGTCGACAGCAATATCCAGAAATGGACCGCAGAAATGTGGGCTCAATTGTGGAATATGATGTACTTCAATATCGGGCCCGTCATCAGTGATGAGCTCAATTTCTGTTGGGCTACCGATCCAGTCAAGCGGTGGAATGAAACCAAGATCATGCACAATGCTGGTGTCACAGTTGATGACAAATGTCTGTTCTTCAAAGGACAGTATGTAAACCGAACGCCATTTGATGATGATCTGAGTTCCGTTGACAAGTCGAAGTGCTCATACAAGTATGTTCAAGCAGTAAAGGCGGTGAAATGATGGCTGATTCAGATACAAACGCAGATATTTTGGCAAGTGTGAAGCTTCGCATCGGTTTGACCGACACGCTGCAAGATGACTTGTTAAACGACCTTATTAATGATGTAAATGCTCGTGTGCTGGCATATATCAACCAAGACGGTGTAATCAACCAGACAGTGCCAACTGCTGTTACATGGGTAATCAAAGACGTTGTAGTTAAGATGTACAACCGCATTGGTGACGAAGGCAAAACTGCCAGCGGTGAGGGCAATGTATCAAATACATGGGAAACCATTGATCTGTCTAAATATGCTGACGGCCTTGACGTTTATCGCGAGTCATCACAAAGCCGAAGACCGGGAATGAGGTTTGTGTAATGAGATACAACAATCGAATCACCCTCATTAGGAAGGTGCCGCCAGCTAATCCTTTGCATGATAGGCCGAAAGAGACACGCGAGACGGTAACTTGCCTGATAATTCCAATTACCAGTGCACAAGAGTTGTCTGTATTTGGTCTAGTTAACACTATGGCCTATGAGATTCACGTAAAGAACCCTACATTGCCTGTGAATGAAGTCGAAATTGACGGTGTTAGATGGACAGTTAATAAGACATTCGCTAACCGGAAGCCAACCATATTCATCGTGTCTGGAGGTGCTGCTAATGGTTAAAACCAATATCTCATTTACTGGCGTTAACGAGCTTATCTCAGCATTAAATCTAAAACGAAGTGAAGTTCGTGACGCTGCGGCCGAGGCAATGAAAGTAACGGTCGCAGAAGCACAGGCAAAGGCAAAAGAGATTGCACCAAAAAGAACCGGTGTCATGGCCGGAAATATTAACGTTATGCCAGTTTCGAAAGGCCTTTTGAGGATTAAGGGAACATTTATTGCCGAAGTAAATTACTCCTCATATGTTGAATTTGGCACTAGAAAAATGGCGGCAGAGCCTTTTATGCGTCCCGCAGTCTCATGGGCAACATCTAGGTTCACGAATACGACTGTTAACAAAATGAAGGAGGCGGCCACGTTTAAATGACGCTATCTGAATGGTACGAAGATGTTCAAGCACAACTAAACGAGGACGGTATCAGTCCTACATTCGTTCAACCTGGCGCTAATAGTGCGTTGCCCATTGTATTTTTGAACGTTCATGTTGATTCCGATATGTCATCTAAGGTTGGAACGCTGTCCAGTGTCGAGCAGCAGATTGACATTTACGACAGCATCGACACTCCGCCTGCTGAATGGGAAGACTTCGTTCGCAAGGTGAAATGGTCACTCAGTAAGGTGACACGGTGGCAATCACTGACGGCATCTAATTCAATCGACACAAGCATGGGCGAGAGTACACCATTACGTCGCTGTATGCTTCTCATTACTTTAGAAGGAGATTATTAAAATGGTAGTTCCAGTAAACAATGGCATTAAGTATGTAAAAGATACCCCTTATCGTGGTAAAGACGTTTGGTACTTTATCCAATCAACAGATCCTAAAGTAGCGCCCATTGGTAGCCCCGCAATCTTGCCGGCTCACCAAGAGTCCGGCGATACAAGTATCGAAGGCGATTCTCTTGATGAACAAACCAAGATGGGTCGCGTTGTAGCAGCGTCAACCAATGAAGATAGCATTGAGCTAACGAGCTACATGGTTCCCGGGGACACCGCAAACGACATCATTATTGATGCCAAGCACAATGGCCGGCAAGTTAAGGTATGGCGCGTCATTGTTGATGAACGACTTGCAGTTGTCGAAGGCGACCACAAGGCTTATCCAGCAATGTTTGGCTATGGTATTGTCGACAGTGCCGACATTTCCGATGAAGACAGTTTCTCCGAAATGGACTTCACTTTGAACATCATCGGTAAATTGGCAGACAAGAACGCTGACGGTACGCCCGGCACCTTCCCTCTGTCTGATGCACAGGTAGCTGCGCTTCAAGAACTGTACGACTTCGAACGTCCAGGTGAAAAGCAAGGCGAGTTTGCTGACGGTGCAGTAACCACCACGACTACCACGTCACACGCTTAATCAATCACAAACAGAGACGAGTAGGCTACGGCCGATCTGAGACGACAATCTAGGAGGATATTCATGTTAGAAATTACGGTAAAAGGTCAACCAGTAGAAGCCAAGTTCAATTTCCGCGCGTTGTTCCGCGCAAATAAGCTCTACAGTTCTGCTGAAGGTGCCAATGATGGTGCAAGCTCCATCTGGCTGGCATTCGTGACTGATGACGATATGGCATTGTTCAAAGCGCTACGTGTGTTGCTGCCAAAGTCTTATACAGATGATGACATCATGGATGCACTCGACAAGGCCGAAGAAGACGGGAAGTCGCAAGAACTATTCAAAGAAGTTGAGCAGGAGCTTCATGAGTCTGGTTTTTTCAAACACGCAGCACAACGCTGGCTGAACTTGACCGAAAAATACGGGAAAGCATTGACGGACAAGAAGAACAAGACAGCCGAAGAGAAGATTCAAGAAGCAGCGACCAAGGATACCCTGGACGCAATGAAGAAGAGTCTCTCTTAACCGACTTTGCCCGTCACGGGATATATGATCCCGATATGCCATTCGGCTTGTACATGTGGGAAGCCCGTTCGATGTTGGAAGGGTCTTTTTTGCGTGATGTCGATATGAGACGCGATCTCATGGAGCTTGCCGTCAACATTGCCAATATTCAAAACGCAAAGAACCCGAAGCGGTCAGTGAAGACCGGATACAAGAATATTGATAAGGCCGAACAAAAGATACTAAAACGCAGTGGCAATCGAGAAAGAAAGCCTGATGTAGAAATGATCAAGAAACTCAATGCCGCATTTGGAGGTGGTAGCTAATGGCAAACGTAGTCGCAACATTCACGGCAAACATCGCACCATTCCAATCAGCAATGGGAAGCCTAGCGACCTCAGTCAAAGCTGGCACTGACGCTGCTTCTAATGCAGGCCAACGAGTCGGTGGAGCTATGGCAAGCATCGGTAAAGCGAGCACGATTGCGGGAGTTGCTGTAGGCGCTATGGCAGCCGGGGCTATCAAAAGCTATGGCACTTTCCAAGAGTCGATCAACAAGGCAGCCGTCATTGCTGGTTCCAGTAACAAGTCACTGAAAGGCGATATGAAGGATCTCGAAACAGAAGCACTTTCATTAGGTAAAACTTTACCTATCAGTGCCGAAGATGCCGGCAATGCGATGATTGAAATGGCTCGTAACGGTGCCTCAATCAAAGACCTAAAAACAGAGTTTCCAGCTATTGCCAAGGCTTCTGCGGTTGCCGGAGCTGATCTAGCGGGTACTGCTACAACTGTCCAGCAAGCAATGAACATTTGGGGTGGAGGCGCTAAAAATGCTGCTAAAGATTCAGCTATCTTGGCCTTAAATGCCAACATGTCCAATGCCGAAGTCGAAGACATGGGACAAGCATTTGCCAACGTTGGGTCAACTGCTGCCACGTTGGGCATTGGCATTAAAGACACCTCAACTGCAATCGGATTAATGAGTAATGCTGGTCTTGGGGCTGCACAAGGTTCTCAAGACTTGGCTCACGCATTAACTCTGATGGCACGCCCGTCAAAGGTGGCTGCTGGCGAAATGCAAGAATTGGGTATCACTTACACAGATGCTCAAGGTAAATTTAAGCCGTTCCCACAAATTCTTAAAGAAGTTGCAAAAGCGACTGATGGCATGAGTAAGTCTCAAAAAGTTGCGGCATTGACTAACCTATACGGTGCTGCGGGTGCCAAAGCTATGCTGCCACTTTTGATCCAGACAGAGAAAAAAACTAAGAGTGGCAAGTCCGGTTGGGACGCCTATTCTGATTCTCTAGGAAAAGTCAGCAGTTCATCCAAGGCCGCAAACAAATATCTGTCTGACAACTCTAACAACATGACAAAAAACGTTGGGCAGTCAATTGCTCAGATGGAAGATGCATTCGATGCTGTTGTCAAAACGAGCATTGGTACAATTGCGCCACAAATTCAATCTGTAGCTAACGCGTTGGGTGATTTTGCGACGTGGCTCAACAAGTCCAAAAGTCCAATGGCCGGTTTTGTCAAAGGATTGATTGCCTGGTCACCAGTGATTGCGATTGCATTGGTTGCTTTTGGCCTATTGTCAAGTGGACTAGGAAAGCTGATAAAAATAATTAGTGCACCAGTAAGGCTAATTAAAGGATTAGGGAAGAGCGCATCGGGCCTGCCTAAACCGATGGCTGCCTCTGCCGGACAAATAGCTGCAATGGGCGCAAAAGCCGCCGGTGCTGGTCTTGGCATTGGATTAGCAGCAGCTGGATTTGCCGCATTAGCGTTCGGTGTTGCCGCCTTAGCTAAGACTGGTACTGCTGGTCTTGTAGCGTTGGTTGCAATGACAGCCTCGATTGTTGTCATTCTGGGCGTTTTGAAGTTGGTAGCACCAACACTAACTGCAAATGCAACTGGGCTTCTAGCCATGGGTGCAGCGGTTTTGATGGCATCAGTTGGTATTGCTCTATTGGTTACCGCATTAACTAACTTCCAGAAGGCTGGTGGCAATGCAACAACACTTGTATTAGCAATTGGTGTTGCCATCGGTGGCCTTGCATTGATCTTCGCTGTTGTCGCACCTGCCTTGACTGCTGGGGCTGTCGGCATGCTGGCGTTTGGTGCAGCTGTCTTACTTGTCGGTGCAGGGATTGCATTAGCAACCGCTGGGCTTGCCTTATTGGCTACTCAACTGCCGACAATTGCAACCTATGGTACTTCTGCCGCTGTCGGCATTCTGGCATTAGGCGGAGCACTGATTGTGTTCGGTGCTGGCGCATTAGTTGCTGGTGCCGGTGCTATTGTACTTGGAGCGGGACTAGCAATTGCTGCTGCTGCCATTGTGCTTGCAGGAGTTGCAGTTGTTGTTCTGGCTGCTGGAGTGGCAGTATTAGCAGTCGGTATTGCACTTGCAGGGGCTGCTAGTCTACTTCTTGGAGCGGGACTAGCTTTGGTGGCTGCTTCCGGATCCGCTGCTGGTGCTGCATTACTAGTTGCTGCCGCTGCTGGTGCTGCCAACGCGGTTGCTGATGCGGCCGGTGCAGTTGCTGCTCTGGCATATGGTGTTGCTTTGGTTGCTCTGGCTGCTGGTGGTGCCTTGGCTGGCGCTGCTCTCGTTGTATTAGGTGCAGGCGGGGTTGTCGGAGGCGCAGGTCTTGTTGTTCTCGCTGCTGGCATTGCGCTTGTCGGAGGAGCGATCAAGATATTTGCTTCTGGTTTGCAAAGTCTGGGGTCAGTTGTAAGTAGCATCTTCCATGGCATCGTCAATACAATTAGCAGTGCAATGAGTAGTGCAAAAGGATTCGTAAGCAGCGGTATCCATGGCATTACAGGTCTATTCAGCAATGCCGGTAGTCTGCTAAGTGGAGCCGGCAAAGCTATCATGAATGGTTTACTAGGTGGCCTGAAGGCTGCATGGGGAGCCGTTCAGCATTTTGTTGGCGGGATTGCCTCATGGATTGCCAAACACAAAGGCCCAATTCGTTATGATGCTCGTCTCTTAATCCCTGCTGGTAATGCAATCATGGGTGGCTTGAATCAAGGACTGCAAAAGTCGTTCGGGTCTGTTCAAAAGACAGTTTCCGGTATGGCAAGCGATATTTCTGACAACATGTCGGCAAATATCGGCAACTTGTCCATGGCTGGCACGCAATTCAGCTCTGGAGATGTCACTCAGTCGATTGATGCAAGTGAACGAATTACACCTAACATTTACGTTCAAAACAACGTTGATAAGAATGGCATTAACAGCATGGTCAAGGAAGCGGACGCTAATGACGCAGCCGTTAGCAGCTACTTTCGACCGATTGGAGGGTAGTACATGGATCTATTAGTTGAAAAGCTAGATGGTAGCCGATACTACCTGAGCCAATACAAGGTGCTAATAACTGGTTTCGAGGAGTCAGCACCATCGATCACTCGAAACAGCAAGCAACTTGACCAGCGCAACGGCAATATTGATTTTGGAGGCTGGCACACAGACAAGACAATCAATATCACCGGTTACTACCGTGCTGACGACATGGATGAGGAAGAAACGCTTCGTGAGAAGCTGTATGCGCTACTTTCAGATCCTGACGGGTATTACATCACCCAGCTCAAAACAACGCCCAGTGTGGCGATGGAACGGCCGGGTGAGACGTCAGGTGGATACTACGATAGGCTGAGAGACTATCCTTCTCACAAACGGTTCCTCGTCTACACGGAATCACCTGAGATGGAGCTTGTCGGAAACGTCAACGGGACACTGCTATACAAGCTGACAGCCGAATTCAAAACCCTCAGTCTTCCGTATGGGGAATCTCTACCAAAAGACGTGCAAATTGAGGACCCATACAGGAACATTCCTATAAATCTTCTCAAGGGAGCAACAGCGACCCCAATATCGGTAACTGGTTCCGGATGGAATAATAAACTAGTTGGCCGTTTCACACCGACAACGGGGAACAAATATACTGTCACGGTGCTTATTGGGCAAGCTGATTTTACAGTTAGTTTGCAAGCGTGGGCCAATGATGCAAATGGTAATCGGGTAACGCTGCCAGGATTCCCCGTCACAACACAACTAGGCCATGATCAACGAGGATCAATCACGTTTACTTGGCCCGATGTTGGGGCAACAGGTGCCACCCAAGTTGAAGTAGACCTAGCATGGGCATTCAACAAAACCGAAGTTGGCACCTATCAATACATGAAGGCCAAGGCAGAGCTTGGGACCGCATATAGTGATTGGTCTCCGAATCCCACTGATCCTGAGTATTTTGGGCTGAACGGAAACTTGATTCCATATTCTGGCACTGTTCCAAATATCCAAATTGAGCAAGGATTCTCAGTTGAGTACACCGCAAAGGACAACGCCTCAGGCCTTTCTTTTGCAATAAACGATGCCAATCTAACTTTAAACAATGCCATCAAAGCTGGTGACGTGTTCGTATTCAATGGATTCAGCTATACACAGAACGGGCTGAGTATTGTCGACAAGACAAATAAAGCATACTTTGTTCTGCAACCGGATGTTCAAAACGAAATCACTTGCACTGTACCCGGAACGGTTAGGATTATTGGCTTGAAGAATCTGTACGCATAGGAGGCGTGATTATTGATTACATTCACGGACGTTGAAAAAAATGAATATCAAGCCCAATGCGAAATTGAGAAGACTGATGCGGTTAATGGTGAGAAGTCATTATCTGGGACAATCTATTTTGGCCAAGATGTTAAGGCAAATATCGCTAAAGGCTGGACGCTGTCGTTCCTTAACGAAGAATACGTTGTTGTCACATACACGAAGAATGACAAAGAAAATACGGTTGCGTTCAGCGCCGTGCAGGCATTCTTCTACAAAATGAGCAAGACCGGTTTCTACGAGACGTGGAATGGTTCTCACCCTTTTTCCACCTATCTTGACGCTTTGTTTGCTGGCACTGGTTACACGTACGACAACACAGCCTCGGTTGCGGCTTTTGAAAAGCAAGACTGGGGCATGAGTGACCGTCTGTCGCTATTCAATGACATCATCGATCAAGCAAAGGTTGAGTTCTCTATTGAGGGCACAGTGGTGCATGTTGTTCCAGCGATGGGGTCTGATCTTTCCACCGTCGTTCGTAAAAAGTTCAATCTTGATACAGCAGAGATTCAAACCGACAATACAAGCTTTGCCACCTATGGACGCGGATATGGTGCATACAGCAAACCAAATGACACCACAAGCAAGCGTTTAGAGGTTGAGTACAAATCACCACTTTATGATTACTACTATCCGAAGTTTGGCGCGATTGAAGCTGTTCCTGTTGCTGATGAGCGGTACACAATTACCGACAATTTGCTTGCTGCTGTTAAAGAGAAAGTTGACAAGAGTTGGGCAATCTCACTAACGCTTAACCTTGTTGACTTGCAATCTGTTGGCTACAAATACGCGATGGCAAAACCCGGCGACTATATCACGGTGATTGATGAGAACCTTAACTTCAGTGACAAGGTTAGGATCATCAAAGTAACCAGTGATTATGATATTCGCGGCACACGAACCAAAACGGAAGTTGAATGTGGAAGCCTGTCATTCGCTGAACAGCAGAAGACATCACAATCAACATTGTCTAACGTAGCTGCCGGTAAAATACCAGTGCCTAATGAATGGCTAACATCACAGGTGCAGTTGGCAACTAATAATCTTCTTGCCGCACGAACAGAACTTAGGTTCACGGACCAAGGAATTATTGCTGTTGACAAGTCAGACTCAAACAAAGTTGTGATTCTCAATAGTGCCGGTCTAGGTGTATCAACTGATGGGGGGAAAACGTTCAAAAGCGCCGTCACTGCTGATGGTGTCGTTGCTGACCGGCTATTTGGTAACCTTATCTCTGGCATCACCTATGAAACCAAAGATGCCGCCAGCGGATATACAATCCGCCTAAAAGGCGGAGCCATGGAATTGCTAAAGGGTGACGATCTTGTATCTGGGATCAACCAAAACACCAGTGGCAGTACGTTCAACAATTTCGAAGGCCATACGTTGAGCTTATCTCAAACTAATTCATCAGGGTTATCAACTGAGATACTTGCGATACCGAGCACTTCGACACACGACAGCCCGAAGCTATCTATCTACGGTAAAATAAACACATGGCTAAAGTTCTTGGATAACGGTATGATTCGAGCTGATCACGCGTTGTTGTTGGGTGCGTCTGCTGAAACAGATATTGGTTTTTTTGACGGTAGTACGTTTAAAAATCGAATTGTCGCCAGTTCCGCGGGAGTAAAAATGTGGGGAGATTTCTACGTTTACAACGGCTCAAAAAACGCCGTCCAAGTCACTCGTGACGGTGTTCGCGCTACCCCAGCGTATGAGCTGGCAGAAAACTATGTCGGGGATATTGGCGAAAGTAAAACGGACGATGACAAAAAAGTTCGAGTGGACATTGATCCGCTCGTTTTTGATTTGATTAACACGGACAAGCCTTACCAAGTGTTCTTGACAGCTTACAGTGATGCGCATTTCTGGGTCTCCGAACGCGGCAAGGACTACTTCATCGTTTCGTCAGACACTCCTGATTCATCGTTTGGTTGGGAACTGAAAGGCAAGCGCCGAGGGTTTGAGGATCAGCGCCTCGTTGATACAAAGGACACTTATAAAGATTTGCAAAAAATGGAGGGACTGATACCAAATGGCGATCAGAACGTACAAAGTAACTCTTGATTCAAAGAACACAATCGCACCTGAGCCCGTATTCCTACGTCAGGGAGACAAAACAGGGGCTGTTGTTATTGATGCAACATTAACTGACAACAACGTTCCTGTTGTTTTGACTGGGCTAACACCATTCTTCAAGGCCAATACCGCCGATGGGAAGGCAGTAATCGCTGACGGCGGAGGGTTTTCCTATGTCAATGCAACTGGTGGAGAACTGACCTACCAAGTCCCGAATGCTCTTGCAAGCGTTCCGGGTAAGATTACAAATGCCTATTTCAGCCTGAGCGATGCTAATGGGGTTGAGTCAACATTCAGCATTCCTTTTACCGTCTTGCCAGCCGCTGATGTTACTCTTCCTGGTGCCCTTGACTACATTACAATCGTTGATGGAACAAACAGTGACATTAAAGCAATCATCAATTCATACAACGTCGTTCCTAATGGCCGCTTTCAGGAAGGAATTACCAATAGCGTGATTCCGTCAGTCGCTGGTGTTAGCGTATCCCAAGTGAAAGTTGATGGTGCCAATTGGGCAAAAGCAGTGTCTCCATCAGGAACGGTAAACAACCAAGGACTTGGAATGATTGTTCCTCGCTTGAACAAAAGCGGCCAGTCCGTTATTGGATCGGGCACATATCGCGTTAGCTTCCGACTGTTCTCGTGGGCCAATCAGACTCTCAAGGTAACGATCATCCCAAGAAATGCATCTGGAAATTGGCTTCCAAGCTTTGATGTTGGATCGTTCTCAGCATCCAGCAACAGAAACATGCGAATCAATGATTCAGTCAGGCTCAATGTTTCGGGAAGTGAAAAAGATTTCCTGATAATGGTATGGAACACAAATAGCCAACCCGTCAACTTTGCGGCCACAGACTTCACGATGATCAAAGAGGATGATGTTGTCACTGGATCAGACCTAGAATCTGGATACATCGAAGCCGCAAACCGCGACAATGTATTCATAAATTCTTTTCTCACAGACGGCACAACTCCTTGGCAGGCGAATGGGAAAGATGTTGCATTCAAAAATGAACTTTATGCAAACAAAAGATGGCTTCACGTGTGGACTGGAGGCCATACCGGGCAAAGTGTTAGTTATGTCGGCGCGGCTGGTACCGAAATAGTAAGTGGTATTCAGAATACAGGCGTTCATGGATCGTTCGACATCAAGTTCAACATTGCGAGCGTGCTTGATGTCCATGCCATCTTCCGTGATGCCAGCGGTACCGTGCTTGACGATATGATTGTCAATACTGTCAAGTCTCGTGACCTAACGATCCCAACAAAAGTCGATTTCTTCATTCCGCGTGTTGCTCGTCCTGATCTTTCGTCAGTTCTCATCACTTTGAAGGATTATTATTCAGCCGCACTTGATTTCTACATCAAAGATTTGCTGGCGTATCCTGTCAAAATGTCAAAATCTGACCGTCTTTCTTCAAATGTTGTGGAAGACCCCGATTTGAAAACAGGGGCAATGTATTTTCAGTCATATGACGGCGGAGGGTATTATTCTTCAATGATGTTCAATCGGCGATGGATCATGTACTCATGCCCAGCAGCAAAAAAACTGCCAACATCTAGGCTTGAATACAGATTCAACAATGAAGAGACCACCAACGATGATTTCCGAAAATACAACATTTCTGTTACTGCTGATGTGTACACGGACAATGCAGGCACTTATACCGTAAACGCCACAAGCTATGATCAAAACAATAACAAGGTTCGCGATTATGTCATCACTTCCGTAAACCTAACGGCTGGCGTCATTAATCACATTGATTTCCGCTTACCACGGTTGCAACCTGACGAATTTAGCTTTGGTTTCGGGCTTTGCTCAAGCTCAACGGGTGACTTGTCATATTCAGTTTCAAACCTTAACATTCGCGCTGATGTCGATGTTGTCGGCCAAGGAGACCAGTTCTTCAATAGCAAGACCCATCTCCCAATCATCAAAATCGATGGTGATTTCCCGAATGCAAAAGGCGATAAAACAACCGTCACGGTTAAGATAATCAAAGAGGGCGTTACCAACAATTACTTTGCCAAGTTGTCTATTCAAGGCGATTCCTCGGCTACCTATGCAAAGAAGAACTACAAGCTAAAGCTATACAGCGATGCCGCTTGTACAATCAAGGCCAAGTTCAAGCCGTCCCCAAGTTGGATCAAAGAAGGAACCCTAGTCCTAAAGGCCAACTGGATTGACGCCACTCATGCGCTCAACATTGTTAGCGCCAAACTGTTTGCCGCAATCACACAGAATCGCGCGAATGTGAACTCGAATCTGCTAAATGCAAGCATGTTGGGACAGATTCAGGGCATTCCTACGCTTCTGTATACGAACAGCTCATTTCACGGCCTGTACACCGTCAATACTGGCAAGGACGAAAACTTGTTTGGGTTTGGTGATGTACCAACAAATGCCGGTGTTCTGGAAGCACAGAATGGTTTCAAAGACAAAGGCTTTGGCAAGCCAACAATTGTTATCACAGAGGACATCACCAAAGAACCAACGGCTGATTTGGAAGTTCAAGTGGGCAAGACAACCGTTGAATTTCAAGCGGCTACAAACCGCCTTGCACAGTTCGTTTCGCAGTCGGACGATTCTACGTTCCATGACAAGTTCAGCCAGTATCTTGACCTTGACGCGGTTATCGACTTTCTAATCTTTTACCAAGTTTCGGAAGCCAGTGACTCTTATATCAAGAACATCGAGTACACCACATACGATGGCAACATCTGGCTGCTAATTCCTTATGATCTTGATTCTACATGGGGTTTGAATTGGGACGGCAAGACAATATTTGACCCTGAAATGGATATGCTGAATACCAGTCTGACCAGCAAAAACTTTGCTAACTTCAAGCTGAACACGCTTCTGAATCGAACCCTAAAAGCATTCAAGCCAGAAATTAAGGCGCGGTATGCTGAACTAAGAACATCAGTCCTGACGCCAGACAAAGTTACCAGTATGTTTGAAGAGTTCATTGATAGTGTTGGTACTAACGCATACGCCAAGGAACTCTCGCGCTGGCCTGACATTCCTTCAACGTTCTTCGATTTCAAAACAATTCGAAAGAACGTCATCACACGTTTCCGCATATCCGATTATGTTTTCAAAAATTTGTAAATTAAACAGGAGGTGATGACAATGCTTAACAAAATAAGACATCACCCGACACACACAGCACTCGCCATTGGCATGGTTGCCATTGGCTTGTTTCTACTCATCAATGACCATTATTTCATCTGGCCCCCGCATTACTCTGATTGGTTAAACGATGACATTGTGGGGTTTTTGTTTGTCGTTGATGGACTCGGGATTGGGGGATGGGTGCTATGGGAAACACAGTTAGCAGTGACAAATCGTCTGTTGCTCACAACTACCAGCTTTTTGATGTCATTCTTGACAATACTGCAATTACTGACCTCGATTTCAACTGGATTCTACACAAGTTGGATCAGCAATGCGATCATAACAGCCTTCGTGCTGATTCTGGCACGAAGGAGTGATACAAGAGATGATTGATAAATACCTCATGGCATACGCGCCTTATATCGCAGGTATTCTATCTGCACTGGTTGCCTATCTAAGTCTTCGAGAGAGTCGACGCAAAAGCAAGCATGATGAGGCTATGGATTTGCTGGACAGGGTGAATAAAGACAATGATAGGCTCCGAGAAGAAAATGAAGAGCTGAAAAAGAAAAACTTACAGTTAACAAGAGAATTGGAGGAACTAAGACATGCAAAATGAACTACTTCAGGTACTAGCAATTGCGGTTGTCATCGCACCGATCACCACTGGTTTCACCGAAATCTTCAAACGATATACACCGGCAGAGGGCAAACTGCTACCCGTTCTATCAATTGGAACGGGTATTTTACTGGCCTGCGTTTGGGCGATGGCTTTTGACCATCTTCCCTTAATCGGTGCTTATGCGATGGCAGGACTGCTATCAGGGCTTTCATCTGTTGGCGTTTATCAGATCGTAAAGCCAAATCAGGAGGCAAAATAA